TTGTTCGCTATCTGCAGGAAGCGAACCAAGTTGACCCCGCGGCCATTTGATTCTAAACTCTGTGTTCTCAGTTAAATCTTTTTCCATCAGTTCTAATGTTGTAGAAATTTTGTTTTGCGTTTCAATGATACCAAAGTAAGCCCAGGTTCCAATTGCGACCATCGCGATCAACGAAGCTACTGTCTTCATCGGCATTTGCACGGCTGCTTCTTCAGAAATTTTTAATGGTTTACTCATTAGTTATAACTATACCCCGTGTTGCCTTGTTCTAATTTTTTAAATAATAATTCGTGTTGTTTCATAATGTCTTCATCTGAGTCCATCATCTTATCCATTTTATCTTCTAACTTTTCTACTGTTCTTTCAAGGTTTTGTACTTTATCTTCATGCACTGCCTGAATAGTTGACAGTTCAAAAGTTCTAGAAAGACTCCAGCCAGCTAAAGCTAGTAAAATTCCTACCAACATTGTCATTAATTTTTCAACCATATTTAATCAATTGCATTCCATTCAGCTTCTTCATCGATGGGCTCTGGAAGAGGTCCATCAAGATTCTCTGGTATTAATATTTTAGTTCCCATATAATTTCCAGGGTTCTCCTTTATATACTCTTTTTTAAGGTTTTCCCAGTGATTTCCTTTAGGTCTATTATCTTCTTTAATATTTACAATTCCGTTACATTTTGAAGTTAGTAAAGCAAAGTTTGGATTAAGTTCAAAGCTAGGATTACGCTTGAATTTAGTGCACATTTTAAACAATTCTAATTGTTGTTTTAATTGTTCGTTTTCATATCTTAAATCGTTTCTTTCTGTGCATCTTAAATTGCCTAAATACTTTCTAAATGTAAGTCTTAATTCTTGTGTGTCACTATTACTGTGGCTGTTGTTATAGTCATTATAATCATAGTCACGTTGTGAAACAGATACATCCATTTCACCAGTTCTACATTCATTTGGATATGAGTTTAAATATTCGTTTCGTGCTTCAGCGGAAAGAGTATACAACCAACATACACTAGTTATTAAGATCGCGATTAATATCCTTAATATCATAAGAATGCTCCCTTACCGTGTTAGCTAATGTTTGGTATAAGTTTTCAGCCATCTGCCATGTGGATTCGGCTGCTGCAAGTCTAGTTCTGAGATCAGATACTTTTTCTTGTTCTACTGCTAAATCTCTACTGAGATTTATAATTTCTTGTTTGTTAGTATGAATAGTGTCGTTAAGATTAATAATATATTTAATACCGGTAAATGTTCCAAAAAGAACAGAGGCCACTACGGGTATCATTACAAAGTTTGATTTTATTACTTCTACTATTTTCATTAAGCATTAATCCTGCTTTATTTCATTTTCATAAGACATGTCATGTGCATAATCTTTTTGGTATTTATAAGTTCTTTTGTCGTTACATTTACAATTGTCACAAGCACATAAGTCACCATCATAATGATGTCCATGAAGTGCTTCTCCACAATGACAATCACAACTACACTTTGTACATTTACTCATCTTTTTTCTCCTCAATTTCGTAAAAAAAGTTATCTGTATTTTCTGTTCTCCATTTACGAGAGTCTTCTACATTCCACTCTGAAGTTTGAACCTTCCAGTCAGGAATTTCATCTTTCACAGTGAAAGATGGTATGTCCCATATGATTCGATTGTTTGGCTGTGCTGCATAATTGCCGTCGTCTAATGCAAGTATGTGTGCGCACTTATGTTCGTGCGGAATTTCAGAATGATCTGTGTCTACTATATTACTCTCTGGGTGTGCCCAGTCAACTGTAAAAAGATATGCTCCAGCGTAAGTTTTTTTATCTTTACCAAAATATTTTCCAGATTGGCCATCTAAAATATCAAAGCTAGTAATAGCAGGATAATAACTAAAGCAATTCCAGAGTTGAAGTTCATCAAGTCTCTTACGTGGAACAGCTTCCGGTTGAAAACCACGTTGAATAAAGGCCGAAATAGGTAACCTATAAAAGATTGCACCATTTTCCATAATTGCATGAAAAAGTAACGGCCGACCAGTGATGGACGAAAGCCCAAATACAATGCAGTCTTCAACCTCGCCATGATGTTTTTTAAGATCATAAAGATATTCTCTTCTGATTTGTGCGTACGTCACAGGTATATTTGCATTTAGATAAGCCATGACCTATCATTAGAATATAATTGCGCCAACAACTATTCCCACAATTACAGCAATAACTGTAACATTATGGTCTAACCATAGTTTTTGAACATGAATTTTTATTTTATCCATATGTCCTCCTCTATTTTATATTACCCCAATTGGGACCAGATTCATAGTCTACTTTGTTAGGAACTTCAAGTGAAACTGCTTGTTCCATTATTTCTTTTATTTTAGGTGCTTCATTACTAACAGAAATATCTAATTCATCATGTATCTGGATGTGTGGTGTAATACCTTCTTTATGTAATTCAATCATAGCTTTTTTTGTCATGTCTGCTGCTGACCCTTGTATAAGTTTGTTTAATGCTTTGTATGTAAAAGCACGTTTGATCCCTGGTCCGTGTTCCGTGAGCGCTGCATCATGAGGCAATGCCTTATGTATACCAAACTGTGTAGGTTCCCATAGGTGGAAACGACATAGTCGTCCTAGCAATGTACGGATTTGACCTCTACTTTGAGCACGTTGCATAACATTATCCATAAGTTTTTTTACAAAAGGAACTTTGTTATGATACTGTTTAAATAAATCTTCAGCTTTTTCTTTAGATACACCTAACTCTGCTTGTAATTTATTTTTACCCATCCCGTAAAACAAACCAAGATTTATAGTCTTAGCTTGTTCACGAGGGATCTCAGCCATGTCTGCCACGATAGTATGGAAATCGGCATCGCCTTGGTTATAAGCGTCCAATACTTCGTCCACTCCATAGAGATTTTGTAATGCTGCGTAATGTACTACCAGTCTTGGTTCTTGTTGTGAATAATCAAATACTCCCCACTTTTTTCCCGCTTCCGGAAGAAATAATGATCTAATCCGTGGTCCAAGATCCTTGTTCCTAGCTGGTATTTGCTGTAAATTTGGGTTCGAGTAACTGAATCTTCCAGTCACTGTTCCGCCATTATCTGATCTTAGCTGATTAATTTCAGCATGAATTCTTTCGTTGTATCCATATTTCAATATGGTATCAATAAATGTGGTATGCGCCTTGTTTATTTCACGAGCGCGGGCGATTCTTTTCACCAGTGGGTGGGGGTGATTTTGAAGAAAGTTTTTTGTAAATGATGGAGAATCTGTTTTTTCGGTGCGGTCAAATGGTAGGCGAAGTTTTTCAAAAACTTGCGCAATGGAACGTGCAGCCCATATTTGAACATCTACTTGTGTTTCTTTTTTTATTTCTGATAAGCATAATTTTTCTTCTTTACTTAACTCTTCTTTTAATTGGTGCGCTGCTGGAATATCTACACGGACTCCTAAAAAACGCATATCGACTAGGCAGGGAAAAAGTTCAGTCTCTAATTCAAAAATAGCATTTAAATCTTGGTGAATAATTTCTTTTTTTAATTCTTGCCAAAGTTCGTAGGTTAATTCAGCATCTTTCTCTGCGTATGCTCCAACATACATAGCTGGTAGCTTATACATTTCAGCTTTTGCATCTACTCCCCAATCTTTTGCAGCTTGATATAAAGCAGACTCATCTTTACCCATACCAATATATCTTTTACTACAATTGTTTAAATCATAACGCATTTGATTTTCATCAACAATTGCTGCAGCCATCATAGTATCTACAATTCTACCATTAATTAACATTCCAATTGATCTCAACCAACATACGTCGTACATTGCATTATGAAATATTTTAATAGAATCAGTTTTTAAAAATGATTGAACCCACATTAAAACTTTATTTCTATCCATATTGCCTCCACCTTCGTGAGCAATAGGATAATAAGCTGACCAACCTTTTACAGCTACAGCTATACCAGTAATGCAACCATTTTTAGAAATAGAACCTGATCCCATTTTAATTAAATCAGGATCTTTTGTTTCTAAGTCAATTGCTATTTCATCATACTTAGTTAAATCTGGAAAATCTTCTGGTGGTAACCATTCAGTTTGAGCTTTAAATAATGGAATTTGCATTATTTATTTTCCTTCCATTTATTATAACCATCAACCCATGAAATTTTCTTTTCTTTTTTTATCTCTTTCACTTCTTCAGAATAGTCTCTATCGATGGCCATGTCAATATAATGTTTTGCTTTTAATAAATCTTCTTTTTGATTTTTCTGTTTGTGACGACATAAATATTTTATTGCGTTACCTTCTGCAAACGGAATATTATTTCTATTTATAAATTCTGATGGCTGAATAATCATAGATTTGTAGTGATCACCGCCTACCTGCTTTTTATAAATTTTATCTTTCATTAGCACACTCTTTAATTAATCTTTGAATATAAAGTTCTTTTCTTCTTTCTTTAACTTCCGGTCTACGATTATACTTAGCGTCCCATGCTTTACCTTTTGGACTTTGTCTCCATTTTTTTCTAGCTCGTTTTCTACTTTCAGCATAAGGATGAATCATATATTCTCCATTGGATATGCTTTTTCATAATCTTTAGGTCTTATAATATGTAAATTTTCTTTAGTTCTTGTCGCACCTACGTAAAATAATCTTGTTTCATCATCAGGATTTTTTCTATATGATCTATTTGTATTGGTAGTTAAATCAGTTAATAAAACTACGTTTGGTCTTTCTCCACCTTTAACACTATGGATGGTGGATAAATGAATTCTTGGATCTCCTTTTAAGTTTTCACCATTTCTCCGCATACTTCTAATATAATTTTTTCTTCTAAAGTTTAAGTCGTCAAATGCCTCATACCAAACTGCATCAGTTTTTAATCCATAAAATTTTTTTAACATTGTTAAGGTATAAAAACTTTCTTTAGCCATTCCTTTAAGTCTAGATTTGTCAACGTGTTGTGGTGTCATATAACTATATATTCTTTCTAATTGTTGGTAGCTTAAAGGAGTTCCTTTTCTTCCTACTTCCCAGTCAGCTGCAGCTTGAGACGCATCTTTCTCGGGCATTTTTTTAAATCTGTTTTCAAAATACCAACCTCGTTCTCTTATTTCATCTTCCATGTTATCTAACATATGACGTGTTCGGGCTAATACATACCACTCGCCTGAAGACATATCTAAATCTTTTATATCATCATGAAATTTTAAAGAACCTTGATGATCTCTTGGTGCCCATTCTTTATATCTTCTTTTAGATACACGTTTAATGATACCTAAAGCAAAATCATGTATTGCTCTTGGTATTCTTCGGGATTGTGTAAGATTTAAAAGTTTTCCTGTTTGTGCAATAAAAGAATCCACATCTGCACCAGCCCATCTAAAAATTGCTTGATCATCATCACCTGCAATAAAAGAATCTTGTGTATTATTCCATATTTTTTTGGCCATATTCCATTGCATTAATGAAAGATCTTGTGCTTCATCTATAAAGACTACATCAAATTTAGGGCAGCTATCAGATTTAATAAACTCTATTATCATGTCATTATAGTCTTTCAAAACATTTTCTTTTTTATATCTTTCTAATTCATGAGCTAGATGAACCAAAGTTTTATATTCTACTTCAGTGTTATGTTCCCCCATTTTTAATTGTTGGTCTAAGGGTATATTTCTAAGTTTAGCTAAATGAATAAGTCTTAGATAATCACTTTTAGTTGTAAATAATCCAGTTTCTTCTTCATCGTATTCATTATAATCTAAAAAAATATTTAACTTTTTACCAAGATCTTCATAATGTCTTTTCTGCATCACTTGATCTTTATTATACCCTAGTTTTCTAAATGCTAATGAATGTAGTGTTCTAAAGTATGGAAGATCATCCTCGGTGTAATTAAATTTATCCATCGCTCTTCCCTTAGCTTCATTGGCTGCTTTCTTGGTAAAAGCAAAATATCCTATTTTATCAGGATCAGTATTTTTTAAATAATCTTGAACTTTATTAAGAAGAGTCCAAGTCTTTCCTGTTCCTGGTGGTCCTAATACAATTGTTTTCATAGTGTTAAAAATATCAACATACATGTTAGTATTGTTAAAAAAAATAAATCACTCATTTTAATAAATCCTCTACATTTTTTCTAATGTTAGTTTTAAACTTAATTTCATCAGAGCTAAGTTTATGATGAGCAATAGGGTCTACCATTTCATACTCTCTATATTTTTCATGAAAATCAAACCATGCATTTTTCCAACGATTAGCATTAAAGTCGTTTTTAAATTGC